GGTTAAGAAAAAAAGTTCTAAATATAGAAAAACGGCTAAAGCAAGAAATACTAAAAAAAGATATGATAAGGCACATAATAAATAATGGCTATAGTAAATTTAAATAAAAGCAATGCTACAAATTATCAATTAATATTTCCTAAACTGCCTGTTGAAAAATATTATGAAAAATCTAAATATTTTACATTAAATATTTTTGGAACTGTTGTTCCTTCTTTGACATTAGATGTTGAAGAAAAAAATTGGCAGGGTGGTAAATCTTTTACTGATACAGGTAATTTATCATATGGCACATGGAATTTAAATTTTACTATTGATTCTGAATTTAGAAATTGGAAAGTTTTATATGATTGGATAATAAGAGTAAATAATAATGAAAATGACTATGGTGAAGTAAGAGGAAAGGATCTTACTATAGATGGAACATTATTAGTTATGAATAATTATAGAGATACATCATTAAAACTTTATTTTCATAATATATGGCCATATGAATTAGGTGAAGTATCCTTTGATAAAAGGAATACAGATGATGATTTAATATGTAATGCAACATTTATGTATGATAAATATGAAATTGATAATAAATAATTATAAATAATTATGGATAATATGGATATGTAATGAAAACAAAATTGTGTAAAAAATGTGGTTCCATTAAAAATATCAATGATTTTAATAAGAGAAGTAATTCATCTGATGGGTATAGAAATCATTGTAAACAATGTATGATAAAATATGGTAAAAAATATAGATCAGAACATAAAGAATATTTTGCTGAATATGCTAAAGAATATGTTAAAGACAATGATGATGTAAAGCGGTATAGAAAAAAGTATAACAAACAATATTGGATGGATAACAAAGATAAATTATCAAAAAATAGAAAGAAATATATATGTAAAAACAAGAACTTTGTTAAAAATTCAAAGAAAAAATATTTACAATCAAAGGCTGTTTTTAAAACTTTTAGTGATAGGTTAACAGTAGATGAACAATCAAGATTAGCTAAAGATGGGATATCATTAGAAGTAAAATGTAGATATTGTGGTAAGTATTTTATTCCAACTAAAAGCCAGGTTTTTAATAGAATCCATGCCCTTAACAATGGATATGATAATGGATTATATTGTAGTAATGGATGCAAAGTAGCCTGCCCAATATATAAAAAAATATCATGGCCATCTACTTATAAAAAAGCAACAAGTAGAGAAGTTCAACAGGAATTAAGAAAAATGGTTTTGAAAAGAGATAACTATACTTGTCAAACATGTGGATTAACTAATATAGAATTACATTGTCATCATATTTATCCATTAAATGAATCACCTATAACAAGTGCTGATATAAATGAATGTATAACACTTTGTAAAAAATGTCACAAATTAAAACATAAAATACCAGGATGTGGGTATAATGAACTAAAATGTTATAAATAATATTAAAGATTTACGCTTAGATCATAATATTATGATCTAATAATACTATAAACAAGAAAAAAGGAGAAACAAATTATGGCCTTCTATCTAAGTCCACTAGTGGACGTAAACGAAATAGATTTATCAATAACAATACCAGCTGTTGCTACAAGTATTGGTGTTATTATTCTTAGAAACACTTATAAAGGTGCAGAACTTAAAAAAACCTTTGTTTCAAACGAAAATGATCTTATTAACAATTTTGGTGAACCAACAGAAAATATAGATTGTTATCAAGATATGTTAAGTGCATCAGGGTTTTTAAAATATGGTAGGAAATTATATGCTACAAGAGTTATGTCTGAAGATGCAACTTTTGCAGGTATCAAAGTAATGCCTGATGGTCAAGGTGAAGCATATGATACTCCTTATGTTTTGAATGATCTAGTGTCAGAAGATCCAGATGAATTTGATAAAGATGTTGTTGTAGATGATACTAATCCACTATGGGCAATCGCTTCGTCTAGAGGTGAATGGGGAAATAATATAAGAATTTCTATTCTTGATAAAACATCTCAAACAGAAATATCATCCGGTGGTAATGATACATGGGAGACATATCCATTGTTTTCATCTTTGGATGAACCACTTCAAGATTATCATTCCTTTGTTATGGTTATTGAAGAACAAGAACAAGGTGATTCAGATGGCATGTGGTCCGTTAAAGAAATTTTTAATGTGTCTACAAAAAGAAAAGCAATCGATGATCAAGGCGTCACAAGATATATTGAAAATGTGATTAATCAAAGATCAAAATTTATAAGAATTTCTTTTAAAGATGATGCTATTGAACAACCATGGAGTATAGCAACTTCAGCACCTATTTATTTACAAGATGGTGATAATGGTTCTGTTGGTGTTACTGATGCTGATATTATGGATGCCTTAGATTTTTATGAAAATCCAGAAGAAATTGATGTTAATATGTTTATTGATTCAAATAAATCAGAAACAGTCAAAAAATATATGAATACAATTTGTCAAAAAAGAATGGATTGCATGGCTGTTCTTGATTGTCCTAGAGATCTTGTTATTTCTAATAGAGGTGATGAAGTAACTGATCTGACTGAATGGAGAAAAGGGCTTGGGTCATTTATAGTTGATAATCTTAATATGAACTCATCTTATTCAGCTGTTTATGCTAACTGGATCGAAGTTTATGATAGATATAATAGAAAATATAGATGGATACCTGTTTCAGGCCATGTAGGGGGTATTTATGCTAATACTGATCAAACAAATGATGCATGGTGGGCACCTGCTGGTCTTAACAGAGCTATCCTTACTAATGTAAGAAGATTAGCTTGGAACCCTGATCTAGGTAAAAGAGATATTCTTTATAGAAACGGGCTTAACCCAGTTGTTTCTTTTGCTGGCCAAGGCAAAGTGGTTTGGGGCCAAAAAACAATGCTTGATAAATCTTCAGCATTTAACAGAGTTAATGTTAGAAGATTGTTTATTGTTCTTGAAAAGGCAATCTCTACTGCATCTAAATACTTTCTATTTGAACCTAATGATACATCTACAAGAGAATCACTAATCGCTATGATTAATCCTTTCCTTAGAGATGTTAAAGGTAGAAGAGGTATATATGATTTTAGAGTGGTTTGTGACGAAACAAATAACACACCTGAAAGAATAGATAGAAACGAAATGTGGGTATCTATTTATATTAAACCTACCAGAACAGCTGAATTCATTGTTCTTAATTTCATCGCACTTAAAACTGGTGCTTCTTTCACTGAAGCTGCTTCTATAGTTGATGGTGTATAAATAATAAAGTATAGAGAGTATATAAAAAACTTATATACTCTCTATAAAAATAAACACGGTGTATAAAACTATGGTAGATTTTGATTTACAAGGATTATGGGGTAAACATAGAGACTTTGCAAGAGCTTATTTATTTGAATGTAAAATAAATGGATTTGAAGGAAATAATCATACTTATCTTGTTAAATCTACTGGATTACCTGAAAGAAATATTTCAGAAATTGCTACAGATTGGCAAGGAATGACTTATAAAATTGGTGGCACAAGTGAATTCTCTGATTATATTATTACATTTAATATGGATAAATCAGATACACTTAGATCTGATATTATAAAATGGATGGATGAAATACATAACCCTGATAATAATATACATGGATCACCAAGTAGCTATTTTAAAGATATTACTTTGAAACATTTAAATCCACAAAACTCACCTATAATAACATATAAATTTGTGGATGCATGGCCTAAAACAATAGGTGAGGTTACTTTAGATCATTCATCTAAAGAAGTCGCTACATTTGATGTGACGTTCGCATATCAATATCATAAATTAGAATAATACAATATTTAAAGGAGAAAATAATGGTAGATTTTAACTTATCTTCATTTAAAAGTACATATAGAGAATATGCAAGAGCATATACTTTTTACGCGAATATATTAAATTGTCCTTATTTTGAAGAAAATAACAGGTATCTTGTTAAGTCAACAACTTTGCCTTCGACAACAAATGATTCAACAGATGTTAATTGGCAGGGTCATAGATATAGAATAGCCACTACTCAAAATTATGACGATTTTACAATAACATGGAACATTGATACTGATTCTAATATAAGATCTCAGTTTTTGAAATGGGCATCTTTTCTTAATAATCCAGTTGATAATATGCATGGTGATCCAGAAGGTGGAAATTCACAATATTTTGCACAAATTTATTTAACACACCTTAATCCAAGAGGTGAGGAAATTCAGGAATTCAAACTTGATGATTGTTGGCCTGTTACTGTCGGTGAAGTAACACTAGATTATTCATCTAAAGAAGTTGCAACATTTGATGTTACATTTGCATATCAATTCCATACAATTAAAGGTATTAATCACTAATTTATAAAGGTTATTAATTAACATTATAAATAAAATTAATATCTCAATGAACCCCTTTTAATATAGGGGTTTTTATTACACAAAAGGGATCAGATTACGAAAACTTTGGCATAATTACTAAACAATTAAAAATGTTAGTTTTTATGCCAAAGTTTTCACTAGTTTTGATGGATCCTTTCAGGAAACAAGAGTCCTTAAAGGATGGCATCCCATACCTATAAAAATATCAAAAATTATTATAATTTGTAAAGGAGAAAAATAATGTCTATTGATATTAATAAATATGTAAATAGTTATGAGTTCGATTATACATTACCAGGAAGCAATGAAGTTATTGTTTACAAACCTATTACAACAGGCCAATTAAAAAAATTGCTTCCTTATGAAAATGAAACTAATCCTATGGTAGTTGAAAAAATACTTGATGATTTAATATCTAATTGTGTTTTATCAGAAGGATTTGATATTAATAAATTATATTTAGAAGATAGATTTGCTTTATTAATAGAGTTAAGAAAAAAATCAAAAGGTGAGGAATACGACTTTATATACACCTGTCCCAAATGTAAATCAAGAACACCCATTACAAAAGATCTAAATACTATAAAAGAAACTAAAAAATCTTTTGAAAATGATACATTTAAGATTAATGAAAATTTGTCATGTAAACTTGATCAAATCACACGAGGTGAGCAGAAAAAAATATATGAGATGGTAGAAAAAGAAAATATTACAAACGATACATTGAAAATGGCTCAGATAGCTACTTACTCATATGCTATGTCTATGAGGTCATTTGTTACACCAGAGGGTGAAACAGATGATGTTTCCATGGATGACAAAATAAATATTATTGATGGAACATTTAATGACGAACAATATAATCAATTTGTTAAATGGTTTGCAGATAATTTTTTTGGTATTGATTTTACTTTTAATTTTCAATGTAGTAATACAGAATGCAATAATAAAGAAACATATTCTATACCATTAAATAATTTTTTCGCTTAATTAAATTGTTATGTTCTGATACTGATTTAAATAGTATAATAAAAGAACAATATTATCTTGCTAGAAAATGTGGGGTTGGGTACGGCGAAAGTGAGAATATGGCAGACTTTGAAAGATATATACTTGTTGCTCTTTATATAAAAGAAATAAGTGACAAAAATAAAAAATTAAAAAATTAAATAACCCACTTAATGCTTCAATTAATGGATCAATTAAGGTCTAAAGGGTCTAAATAAATATATTAAAGTAATATATTATTAGACCCTTTTTTTATAGGATATATAAACATGGAAAAAGAACAAATAAAAGAGTTAAAAGACGTAAAAAAACAAATAATATCAGATTTTGTTGATGATATAAACAAAATAAGCGGTGATGATGTTAACTTATTTGAACAATATCCAGAAATAATAAATTTTAGAAATGATATTAAAAATATAAAAATAATTAAAAAAACTACACCTGAAGAATTACTTGAAAATATAAAACAAATAAACATTCCTGAAATAGGCAATATTAAAGTTTTGTCTTTGATAGGTGATGTTAAAAAAAGACTTTTTTATTATATAAATGGATATTTGTTTCCAGATAATGAAGAAACAAATGAAAATTTATTTGCAGATGTATCTAAAGATATCGATATTAGTAAAGATAATGACTCATTAAAAATACCTAATAAAAATAACGAACACTTAGATGATATAACTAAACCATCTTCAAATACATCTAATGTATCCAATACAAATACATCTAATGTATCTAATACAAATACATCTAATGCATCCAATGCATCCAATGTATCTAATACAAATGCATCTAATACAAATGCATCTAATACATCTAATACATCCAATGCATCCAATGCATCCAATGCATCCAATGCAAGAACTGATAATAATTATGGGAACATTGGTGGCCAAGTATCTTTTAATACCCCACCAGAATTCCTAGAAAAACTATCAATGACGTTTCAAGAATCCGTTAATGCAATATCTGGGCACGCTAATGAAGTATTAGGTGAGACTAAAACTGAAATTATTGACCCTGTTATGGGAATTGGATCAGCTGTTACAAATTTTTTTGGTGATAATGAAGAAGATAATAGACAAGAAGAAACTAATAGTATTTTAAATAATATATCAAGTTATTTCAATGGATTTTCTCAACCATCTATGGAATCATCTATAGAATCAGGAATGGAAGAAACTAACGAATTATTAAATAAACAAGTAGATCAAGAAGAGGATAGAGTTAAAAGAGAGCAAAGAGATATACCTAAAAAAGAAAAAGGTGGTCTGTTTGGTGGCATGGGTGAAATGCTTGGTGGTATGGCAGGCGGCTTGATGGGTGCATTAGGATATATACCTTTAATATTAGGCAGTCTAGTTCCTGTAATAATAGGACTAGGTGCTGCTTCAGTAGCACTTGGTGTCGTTAATATGGATGATATAGTTAAAGGATTAAAAAATATATCAGAAAGGTTAGCACCTAGTATAGAATCACTTAAAAATAGTTTTACTCAACTAATAACATCAACAATTCCATATATAAAAGATTTTTTTGATTATTCTATGCCATTACTAGTATCAGGATTTGAATGGATATCAAACACTGTAAAAAATTTTGTTCCAAGAATACAAAGTACAATGAAATCGTTTAAAAATTCAGAATATCCTGAAATGATTAAAAATGTATTTTCTCAAATAGGCAGTATTTTAAAAAATGTCTTTAATATAATAGGTGGTTTAATAGTACCTATTTTTGAAACTATTAATTTTTTAATAACACCCTTAACAAAATGGTACCAGTTTTTATTGTGGTCAACAGAAAAAATCACTTCTGGTATCGAAACTATTTTATCTCAAGATTATAATTCGATCTTTATTTTACCATCTTTAATGTTTAAATTATTGAATAAAATATCAATATTTAAAAATATTTTTTCAAGTGTTTTAACAACAATAATTAAAATAACAGATAAAGTAAATGACATTTTAACTTCAAAAATAGGTAATATGATAGTCAGTGGTATTGATAAAATAAAAAAGATACCTGTTTTTATATCAAATTTGTTAAAACCACTTGACATGTTAGAAGGAGCAGCCAAAACAAGTGCTGGTATTTTTCAGGGATTGACTAAATTACCTATACTAGGAAAAATGTTATCAGGCATTACAAAATTTATCAATTTTACATTAAAAACTATGTCAGGTGCTTTTAAGTTTTTTAAATTTTTACCAAGATTGTTTTCAAAATTAGCATGGCCATTAACAATAGTTTTATCAACACTTGATTTTATAAAAGCCTTTGTATCAGAAGAAGGGTCTTTCATCGATAAATTCAAATCAGGTATGGATGCCGTTATAAAAGGATTAATATCATTTCCAGCCAAAATATTAGGGTGGATAGGTGATAAAATTTTAGGTTTATTCAATATAGAAATAGAGGGTGGACTAGGAAACAAAATAATAGACGGCGTTACGGGATTATTTGATTGGTTATGGGATTTTTTAAAAAATTCTATAGTTAATTTAATACCTGGTAGTAAATGGTTATCAGGGCTGTTTAAATCAGACGAAGAAAAAATTAAAGAGCGAAATGATGAAATTGTTTCAAAAATATCTGAATTAGAAAAGGAAAAGGAGACAGCTGAATCTAATAAGGATCGAAGCTGGTATGAATTTGGAAAATCCAAAGAAGATATAGATAGAAAAATAGATGAATTAAAAGTAGAATTAACAAAAAATAAAGAAAGTCAGATAAAAAATAAAGAAAATCAGATAAAAAATAAAGAAAGCCAGTCATCAAATCAAATAAAAAATAAAACATTTCTTCAACAACAATTAGATCAAAAAAGAAATGATGAAATTATATCTAAAATATCTGAATTAGAAAAGGAAAAGGAGACAGCTGAATCTAATAAGGATCAAAGCTGGTATGAATTTGGAAAGTCTAAAGAAGATATAGATAAAGAAATATCAAGACTAAAAATAGAGCAAGAAGAACTAGCAACTCATAAATTTAAAGAAGAAGAACAATTATATCAAAAAAGAAATGATGAAATTATATTTAAAATTTCTGAATTAGAAAAGACAAAAGAGACAGCTGAATCTAATAAGGATCAAAGCTGGTATGAATTTGGAAAGTCTAAAGAAGATATAGATAAAGAAATATCAAGACTAAAAATAGAGCAAGAAGAAC